CTGGATCTGCTCGCTAAGCGCCTGTGACCCGCCTCGCCAGCCAGATCCTCGGCATCCTCAAGGAAATGCGCGTCCCGCTCTCGGTCGGCGACTTCAAGCACCAGCTTGGCGTCGATCCCGCGGCTGTCATGATCGCGTGTTACGAGCTAGAGCAGGCCGGGCTGATCAAGCAGCGCCTCCGCGGCGTCCGGCAGCGCCCCTACTACGAACTGGTGGTGTAATGGCTGAGCCGAAGCGCGCGACCATCTCCCTCGACGACCTCCGCTCCATCATCCGCGAGGAGCTTCGATCCGAACTCCGCGCCGAACTGCGTTCCGAGTTGCGCCTCGCAATGGCCGAGTGCGTGCTTGAAGACGACGACACAGAGGGCGATGAGGCTCGGCATTAATGGGCCACGAATGGCTCGTCATCCTCGTTGGCTTCGGTGTCGGCGCTCTGCTGATCGGCATGTTCGGCTTCGCCTTGCTGGCGAGCTTCCTCGATCTGGATTAACCGCGGACAAGGCCGCGTAGGTGATGGACGACGGTATTCAGCGCAGCGAGAAGGGCCAATTCCTAACGGGCCATAAGGGCGGTCCTGGCCGCCCGAAGGGAAGCCGCAACAAGCTCGGCGAGGCGTTCACGGAAGCGCTGTTCGAGCACTTCCAGGCCGAAGGTGCCGGCGTCATCGCCCGCGTGGCCGAAGAACATCCCGATACCTATGTCCGGGTCATCGCCAGCCTGCTCCCGAAGGAGCTGAAGGTGGAGCAGAGCCCGGTCGAGGCGCTTTCTGACGATGAACTCGCCAGCCTTATCCATTCCGTACGAGCAGCAGCTTCGGCTACTCTCAGCCCTAGAGGCCGAGCAGGCGAGGCGAGCGGCCCGCACTAAAATTTTCTCGCTGTATCCAGATACAGGACCGCTACGCCGCGAGCTTTACCCCAAGCACATGGCGTTCTTCAAAGCGGGCGCCACCGAGTACGACCGCTGCATGCTCGCCGGCAATCGTACCGGGAAATCCTATGGCGTCGGCGGGTATGAGACTGCTCTCCATCTAACCGGGAGGTATCCTCATTGGTGGGAGGGCCGCCGGTTCGATCATCCTGTTGATGTCTGGGCGGCTGGCGACACGTCGGAAACGACCCGCGACATCGTGCAGGCGATCCTACTCGGACAGCAGGGCGACTGGGGGACTGGCCTCATTCCGGCGTCCGACATCATCGGCGAGCCCAGCAAGCGGCAGGGTGTGACAGGCGCGGTTGATACCGCGATCATCAAACACGTTTCCGGTGGTAACTCGATGCTTGGCTTCAAGAGCTTCGACCAGGGTCGCAGGAAATTCCAAGGCACCGCTAAACACCTTTGTTGGCTCGATGAAGAACCGCCGTCAGATGTCTATGAGGAATGCATGATGCGCCTCATGACGACAAATGGCCTGATGATGTGTACATTTACGCCGATTGAGGGTGCAAGCGACATCGCACTGCGCTATTTTGAGAGCATCAAGTAATCAAGACTTAGGTGCTTCGATGGAATGGCGGATCTGCAAGCGGTTCCCTGCATACGAAGTCAGCGAGCAGGGCGATGTTCGCCGTATCAAGGCCGGGAAGTTCAGCGGTGTCGTCGGAAAGGTGATGAAGCCGTACCCGCACCCTGCGGGTTACGTCATGTATCAGCTTCGCGAGGGGAACCGAGCCTTCCGACCTTTAGGGCATCAGCTCGTGGCTGAGGCGTTCATTGGGCCTAAGCCATTCCCGACCGCCGAGGTCTGCCATGAGGATGGCACGCGGACTAACAATCATTGGTCGAACCTGCGGTGGGATAGCCGCAAGGGCAACCATGCCGACAAGGTTAGGCATGGGACGCATAACCGAGGCGAACGCGCACCTCATGCCAAGCTGACGCCAGCGCAGGTGCGCGAGATCCGCAGTCGAGTAGCGGCAGGCACTCGGCAGCGTATCTTGGCAACTGAGTACGGCGTCGATCCGATGACGATCAATAGCGTCGTCCGGCGACGCTCTTGGGTTGACGTGGCGTAGCTCATGCCTTGGGCCATTCAAGCCACCTGGGATGACGTTCCGCATCTGTCGGCCGAGCAGAAGGCCAAGATGTGGGAGGACACGCCCGCTCACATGCGCGATGCGCGTGCGAAGGGCATTCCGGCGCTAGGCTCCGGTCGCGTGTTCCCCATCGCCGAAGAGAGCATCAAGGTCGATCCGTTCCGCATCCCCGATTACATGCCGCAGATCGTCGGCATCGATTTCGGGTGGGACCATCCTTTCGGGGCATCAAGGCTCGCTTGGGACCGGGACCACGACATCGTTTACGTGACGGCCTGCTACAGGCAGCGAGAGGCCACGCCGGTCATCCACGCGGCGGCGATCAAAGGCTGGGGCGATTGGCTGCCCGTCGCATGGCCTCACGATGGCCTGCAGCATGACAAAGGGTCAGGTAAGACGCTGGCGAGCCAGTACCGCGACCAGGGCCTCGACATGCTGCCGGGGCACGCCACGCACGAGGACGGCGGTTACGGGTTCGAGGCAGGGCTGACCGACATGCTGACCCGGATGCAGACCGGGCGGTTCAAGGTCTTCTCGACGTGCGGCGAGTGGTTCGAGGAGTTCCGGCTCTATCACCGCGAGAAGGGCCTCGTCGTGAAGGAGCGGGATGACGTTTTGTCAAGTTCAAGAATTGCATTAATGGCAATTCGTCACGCGATTACCAAGCCGAAGACTGGAGATTGGGACGCTCCGAGCACGAAATGGGTCGTATAGGCCGGAACTGATTTGCCTCTGGGACATTATCCCAACACGGCAGGCAGACAGAGCGGGCAAATGGATCCGATTGTGGTCGATGAGGTCACGCAGACCTTCGACGGCAAATTCTATTTCCAGATGAATGGCCGCTACTTCCGGCGGCGCAAAGCGTTCCTGCATCGGGACGTGTGGACCCACCACAACGGCCCGATCCCTCCGAAGCACCACGTCCACCACATCGACGGCAACCCAGTGAACAACGCGCTGGCGAACTTGGAGGTGATGGAAGGCCGCGCCCACCTGTCGATGCATCAGAAGGGGCACGGTCGCCGGCCTGACGCGGCCTTGGCCGTCCTTCCTGCTTGGCGAGAAAGCCCGGAAGGTCGGGCTCACCAGTCTGAGATGGGCAAGCGGAACGCCCATTTTATGCTGCGGCCAAGGGCATTCAGTTGCGAGCAGTGCGGGGCCGGTTTCGAGACGCACATCAGCTACGCTCGGTTCTGTTCAAATCGCTGCAAGTGCCGTTGGCGCGTGGCGCAAGGGCTCAACCATGAGGAGCGAACCTGCACGGTGTGCGGGTCAACCTTCTCGACTGAAAAGGCTAGGCAAGCGCAGACGTGTTCGCCACAGTGCCGTGGCGTGATCAGTGGCAACGCTCGACGCGGCAAGCCGCAAAATCACCCTAACCACCCTAACTACAAGGGCGTCTGATGCAGGACCTCTCGTTCAGCCTGCTCAACAAGCCGCTGCGCTACATCTACGACGGCGATTGGGCTCGGGTGTACGACGGCAACACCGGCCGGTATCTTGGCATGGAGAAGGACGGGCGGTTTCTCTCGCGTCGCAGCCCTCGGCGCTATCGGGTCGCGTGGCCTGCGGCGGCTTGGCAGAGGGTCTGATGCCAGCTCCCCGCTCCGTCCGCCTCCGCGTCACCCTCGAACTGCTCGACGAGCAAGGCAACACCATCATCGCCGCGCCGTCCGATACGTTCGTGACCAACACCAAGCTCTCCATCATCGAGAGCCATCCACCCGGCCCGCATCTCGACGCCGACAGCAACACGGTGGCTCAGCAGGCTTTCCAGATGTGCCGGGACAGCTACCGGCGCATTGTTATGGCGGTGACGAGCAAGGGGCAGGCGGCATGAGACTGCCGGCCGAGATCACCGACGCCATCGACAGCCTGATCCTGGCGCTTGATTGGGACGGCCGGAAGCCATTCCGCACGTTGGCCGCAGATGCACAGAAAGCGGCCCAGGACGTGCGCGAGGCGCTTGAGGCGGCAATCGTCCGCTACACGGACGCAGGCGCCTCAGAGGCCGCGGAAGACGCTGCAATCCGGGCGCTGCTGGATGACGACGGGGACGACTGGTGAGCGACAAGATCAAGGACATGCCTTTGGTCAGCGTCATGCTGTTGGACTTCGGCCCGGTTGAGGCCCCCGCATCTGTGGATGCCGCGGTCAATCAATCCGGAGATCCGAAGCGCTTCATGCGCTCGGCCAAGTTCGCAGCCTACTTGCGGCGGCAAAACCGTCGCCAGGAGGAGTTCTATAAGGCCGGCGGCGACCTCAACGACTTCCGTGCCGAGGAATGGGCATGAGCGAAGCCACTCAGTACCGCATGACCCTGACCCTCCAGCCGCTGACCGCTGCCGGTGAGCCTGTCGGGCCGACGATCATGCAGGCGCAGACGCTGGCCATCGCCGCACGGGCCACGTTCGACCCGAACAAGCGCATCATCGCCATGCGGGCGCGGGATCTCGGCGATCAGGCAGCGGCTGAGTTCTACGGCGCCCTTGAGCCGCTGGTGACGCGATGACCGACGAGCACGAGAAGCTGACGGCCGAGTACGAGCGGCTGCTGAAGGCTTTTGAGCCCAACCCTCGGGAGAGCGAGTGGCCCGTTGGTGCCGCCATCCTGCACATCCTCAAGCGCCTCGGCCCTCCGACAGCCGATGAGGCCGCCGACATCGACGACATGAAGACCGCGCTCGAACTCCAGACCTCCGGCGGCGCCTAGGAGCATCCCATGATCCGCATCTTCCTCGCCCTGGCCCTGGCCGGGGTTTCCAGCTTTGTGCCTGCTGCTGCCGAAGCCCAGACCACCAAGGTCTACCGCGGGGCGACCACGATCACGCCCGGCACGCCCGTTCCGGCCGGTGACGGCATCGCGCTCGCCTGCTCGGCCGCCGGCACGCTGCGCCTCGTCATGCAGAGCGGATCCACCCTCGACCTCTACGCGACGCAGGGCACCGCGATCATCGACAACATCGCCGTGTCGGACGTGAACGCGGCGGGCACTACGGCCACCTGCACGGTCTCCGTGCTGCGGAGCTACTGATATGGCGATCCAGCGACCTTTCGGCGGGGGCTCGTCCAGCGGCGGTTCTCCCTTATCGACGAAGGCGCGCGATCTGCTGCGCCTCGCACAAGCCGGCGCCTTGCCCGTGGCGATGGCGTCCCCGCCGACTGTCGCGCTCAGCGCATCGAGCGCAGTCACGGGGACGACTTACGCTTACAATGATCCAGCAATCCGGTTTCTCGGCACGGTCCCGAACACGACACTGCTTCCGGGCAGCGGTGTGGCTGGTCACGTCGATTACAACACATATCGCAGCGGCCCGCTGCAACAGGTTGAGTTCTACTGCAATGCGCCCAACTTTGAGATTGTGACCCTAAACACGGGCGACACCTACCGCCTATTCGTTGACGATCAAGCCGTTTCGCTCACCCCCGGCACGCTCGGCTCGACCAGCTATGCGGCCCTCTACATGGCCGTAACGTTCGGTTCAGCGGCGCCACGTCGCATCCGCTTCGAGACTTCCCTTTTCGGGAGCTTTACGGGCGTCAAGGTGCCGGCGAATTACGATGCGTGGCAGACCCCTCCGAACCCCATCAGGGGCATGATCGTAGGCGACAGCTACACCTACGGTGCCTATGGCGACGGAACATACAACTTTCATTCCTGCTTTGCGCGGCAGGCGGGCTTTCGGCTCGGGGTGCGCGATTGGTTCATATCCGGCATGTCCGGTGAGGGCTACTTGGCCAACGGCAACCAAAGCGCCAAGACCCTGCGGGCGCGTTCGGCCACTGACATCATCCCTTATGCGCCGGATTGGCTCATCTTCTGCGAGGGCATCAACACAGGCGCCGCGACGGGGGCGGCGACGCAGGCCGAGGTGACGACGCTCTACGCGCAACTGCTCGCCGCCCTGCCCAACACGATTTTCACCGTGATCGGCCCCTGGCGGGCGCCGTCGCTCAATCCCTCGCAGGCCATCGCGGACGGGATCAAGGCGGGTGTCGCGGCGCAGCCTGAGTACAAGGCTAATCTGACCGGACGCATCGCCTACTTCGACACTTTCGGCGAAAATTGGCAGCAAATCGCCGGCAAGGTCGGAGCGCCATCAGGTTCCGGCAACAGCAACGTTCTCATCGGCGCTGATGGTGCTCATCCGCTGCAACCGGGTCATGATTATCTCGCCTCGCGTGTCGCGAATGCGGTCCTGCGTCATGCGCAATCGCTGTTGAGCGCCTAATGGCCCCACCCAAACCCGTCTCCGACGCCGAGCTTCTGTCGCTCCTCGATGAGGAGTTCACGAAGGGGGTCGCCTTCGCGAACGACCCGGAGAAGGACGAGCGTTCGCGCGCCTTGGACTACTACGACGGGTACATGCCCGATCTCCCGCATGAGCCGGGCCGCTCGGGCATCGTCTCGCGCACGGTGTCGGAGCAGGTTGACCGCCAGCTTCCGGGCCTCCTGCGCGTGTTCAACGGCAGCGAGAAGGTGTTCCTCTACCAGCCGATGCGGCCGGGCGATGAGGCGATGGCCGCCCAGGCCACCGATTACGTCAATTACATCTGGAACGGCGAGTGCAACGGGTTCTTGGTGCTCACCACCGCCATTCAGGACGCGCTACAGGTCCGCAACGGCATCATCAAGGTTTATTGGAGCACCGAGCGCGACTACGAGACCGAGCACCTGACCGGGCTGACCGACGACGAGCTGACGATGCTGCTCGGCAACCCCGAGATGGGCATCCCGCCGTCTGAGGAGGGCCTGGAGGTCATTGGCCACACGCCGACCGAGACGTTCATCCCGGCCGGACCCGCTGGCCCCGCGCAGATGCTGACCACGCACGACATCGTTGTGCGCCGGACCATCTCCAAGGGGCGGCTCGCCATCGAGAACGTCGCCCCGGAAGAGTTCGGGATCTCGTCCCGCGCCAAGACCATCGACGGCGCCGCCTGGGTCTGGCATCGCGTCCGCACGACCCGCTCGGACCTGATCAAGCAGAACTATCCGCAGGACGTGGTTGAGGACATCCCGGCCTACGGCATCCACCCGGAGGACTACCTTCGGCGCGGCGTCGGCGACCGGGATCACCTCTCGGGCGAGCAGGGTTACGGCGCGACCGAAGAGGTCGAGATCATCGAGTGCTATGGCTTCGCGGATCGCGACGGCGACGGCATCGCGGAGAGCCGCAAGGTCATCGTCACGGGCGCGGAAGGCTCTCGCAAGATCCTGCTGGACGAGGAGTGGAACGACGAACGCCCGTTCGTGGATCTGCGGCCGCACATCGTCCCGCACCGCTGGCAGGGTCGGTCTGTCGCCGATCAGACCATGGACCTGCAGCGGGTTCAGACGGCGCTGTGGCGCGGCTTGCTCGACAATGCGTACGAGCAGATCCGCCCGATGTACGAGGTCGTGCAGACCAACGTCATCAACCCGGATGAGGTGCTGAACCGGACCTTCGGCGGCGTCGTCCGCACCAAGCAGGCCGGCTCCGTCAACCCGCTGATCGTCCCGAACGTCATCCCCAACGTGATGAACGCCATCGCGTCGGTCGATAAGACCACCGAGCGGCGCACGGGCGTCTCGGACGCTACGCCGAGCCTCGATGAGACGGCCATCGTCCAGCAGACGGCGACGGCGAGCCAGTTGGAGCACGACGCCGGCTACGCGCGCACCGAGCTGGTCGCCCGCATCATGGCCGAGATGGGCCTCAAGCCGCTCGCCCGGAAGATGCTCAAGATCATCGTCGCGAACCAAGACCGGCCGCGCACCATCCGCCTGCGCGATCAGTGGGTGGAGATGGACCCGCGGTCCTGGGATGCCGACATGGATGTGGACATCAACGTCGGT